ACAGAAATAAAAAAGCCACTCGTTAAAGTGGCTTAATTTATTTTAAAGTGTTAGTGTTTTAATTGTTTCCTTTAATCTATCTTTTAAATCTTTGTTTTCTTTGTTTACCTCTTTAATGGCTAAATAAAGCATAGAGTCTAAATCTTGTAATAAATTACGAGCGTTAAATACTATTGTATTTGTGTCATTAACTAGATGTACTTCTCCGTTTTCTGAAAACATTGTATGTGTTTCGTGTATGTATGTATGTTTCATATCTTTATTCTTTTTTTATATTAATTTGATGATATATTCCGTTAAAATCGGTGTAAGTTTCATTATCTACTTGATACGTGTCTTCGCCATCAAAGAACATTAAAGTATCGCTAATCAAGTTCAAAAACATTTTTTTCTGTGTTGGTGTAGTGTTTCTGTAAAAGTCCATTACTTGCTGAAATTCTTTTGTGTATTCCATATCTTATTTATTTAGTTGTTGTCTCTTTATTCATTCCGAACTTATCTTTTAACATATTTAAATATTGCTCTTTACTAAGATTTGGGTATGGTCTGTATGTTTTCATATCTTATAAAGTTATATTAATTATTCTTAATTGTTTTTTTAATGTATCAGTCAATAAAAATTTACTATCCAAACCAAACTTTCTACGATGTCTGGTCAAATCATTCGTAAGTATCATCTTATCAATCTTGTTGTCTACAATGGTGTACACTATAAATTCCTTTTTAGTAGTGTAAATCTGTACTGCTTTTAAAATGTTTATGTTCATATTATTTATTTTTAATTCCATATTGTTTTTCAATGTTATAGTTAATTGCATTTTTTATAGTAGATTTAGGAGACTTTACCAAAAGAAATAATCTTGCAACCTCTTCCATAACCTCCTCTTCTTTTGTCTCTTCGCAATACCAATCTTTATACCTATCTATAAATAATTTTTTTACTTTATCCATATGATACCAATCTAAACAATTGCCATACATATCATTAAAATCTTTTCCCTTGCCACCATTCCATTGTTTAACCCAATTTAGATATGGAGAATTATCACTAAACATAACCTCATTGACAAGCTCACATATCGTATCGTAGTACATCTGATGACCACCTCCTCCATCTAACCAAGCAAAATATTCAAGCCTTACAAGAGTATACATATCTGATGCACACGCACACAAAATCATATCATAATGTTCTTTAGAAAGTTCCCAATTATCAACCTCTCTCACTACAATATCATAATCGTCTCTTTCTATTTGGCTAACAACATATTGTTCATTTGAGATGCAATTACAAAGTATTTGTATTTGTTCTAAATCATCTTCTGCCTCCCAATTTTTACCAAATAATTTTTCTGCTTGTTTTTCTAATCCGTTTTTTCCAACGAAACCATATGTAGATGTATATCTACCTTCTAAATTTACTTTCATATTATTTAATTTATATTGTTTTTAAAACTCTAGGTACAAAGAATTCGTCTTCAGTCATTAAACCTCTAACATCATGTATTAAATCTGTATAATTGTCTTCGTTTTCAATTATTGATTTGTGTAAACTTGGGTTGTTAAAAACAAACAAGACAACATCTAAAATAGATTTTTGATTTGTAGTTCTGTTTTCTAGGGCTTTAGTAATTATTGTAATTGCTTCCATAGTTATAATGCTTTTATTTCTTCGTTAATATTAATGTTATCTACAAAATCAACACCTAAAATTTCTGCTTGTGCTATTTCTGTAAAGATTTGTTCTAAGGTATTAGACTCAATTCCTCCGTATCTATAAAGGTGTAAAATCTCTAACCTTTTAAAAACCTCTTTTGCATCTTGTTTTAATAAATCTTTCTTTTTTTGATTTACTAATTTGTTAAATTCATGTCTCTTCATGTAATGTGTATTTAATTAATAATTGTTTCTGAAGCAAATATAACTCTTTTTTTTAATTACACAACAAAAAATATAAAAAACTTTGCAATTTAACTTTTTTTATGATTTGATACCTTTTGATACTATTCTAGATTTGTAGCGTAACTTAATAAAGGAACACATGCGTACGTCTACAACAATATTTTCACATAACAAAATAAATTTACTATTAATTTTTGGTATAACCAGCAATTAATTGAAGCCCCTCATATTAAACATAGCCCATCATGTTAAACAGAGAAAGGAGCAACAAAATCAATTGTTACCCCTTCATATTAAACGAACCCCTTTATATTAAACGCTCTATCTTATTGTGTAAATTCCTTTGTTCTTACTTGTAGCTAATCTCATCAAGGCATATCTTATCGCATCACAAAAGTGATTAAACTTATCTATTGGTCTTACACCTTTCTCGTGCCATACATAGTTATTAAACTCTCTTACAACACCTTTACTTCTAGGGTCTACTATTATTTCATAGTCCTGCATAAGTGCTATACCAGATAGTATACTACCACTCTTCTTTACAGCAGGTTGTATGTTTAATCCTTTCTTCTTTAGCTCTTTTATAAGTCTAGGTTCTGATGAGTCACAAACTATCAAGTCTAAACCACACTCAGCTCTATTCATATTTGCTATATCAGACGTAGAAAGCCCTGTCTTGCCGTAAATCTCCTTTACATAGACTCTATTGTTAAAATCATCTACAGAAATCTTTACAAGTGTTGTAGGGTCTTCAGAGAACCCAAAATCCTGTCCATAAATGGTCTTTTCTGTCTGTATGTAGTCTCCAACCTTCCAATTTCTTATAATTGTTCCTTCTGCCTTAGCTAACCATCCTCCTAGTATCTGATGTTGGTATTTATCTGGTCTTCTAGCCTTCATCTCTAATACTCTGCTAAGAAATGAGTCTGATAGGTTGTCTTTGTTGTCTTTATACGTTGTGTGGATGTAAGTTGTGTCTCCTTTAACTCCATTATAACCTGCGTCAACAATATTGCCTAAAAAGAACCTCTGGTATATCCAATGCTCTTTTGTAGTTGGGTTTAGTATCAAAATAACCCTGTTTTGCTTGTTTTGAGACCTTATAGAGAAATCTATCTTGTCAAATGTACCTTCATCATCAAGTTCCTCTGCTTCATCCACTACAAACGTTGTAATTCCGTTCAAAGACTTTAGTGCAGCTGTCTGATTACCACTAGATGTCCTTATACCCTTAAAAATAATGGAAGAACCTGTCTGTAGGTTAGTTATTTCATCCTTAGTTATCCTAAAGTGAGAATTTACTCCCATCATATCAATCTTCTCTACAAATTCTGGTATAATAGATGTGTTGGCTGATGCCATTGTATAACGAGTAAACAATATCTTGTGTCCACTTTCGTATGTAAGGTTTAGCAGGAATACGTTTATACCAAAAGACTTACCACTACCCCTACCTCCTGTAATAACATTGTATCTTGTCTTGCTTTGGAATAAAGGTATGTACTTGTCATGTAAGTTTATGCTATTCTTCATCTTCTGGTGTTACATCTATAATATCTTCTGGTGTAGGAGGTTGGTGTCCGTAGAAATTTATAACAGGTGTTGCTGACTTCTGTGTAGCATTACCAAACCCATCTTTAGGTTTCCCATAGACATACTCTAGTAATAGTTTTCTATCGTTATGGTTTTTCTTAGCCTCTTCTGCTAGACTCATCCAGAAGTCTTGTTCAGAACCAAACACCTTTTTAATGGCTTTGACTCCGAACTCCTTCATCCTTTCCCTCTTAGCTTTGTTTATAGCTGCTGTAGTAGGTTTAACAACATCTAACTGACCTTTCTTCCTTTTGTTATACTTCCTACCATCAGTAGGTTTAATCTCATTTGATTTAGCCATAAGTTTAATCTTAATACTATAACGATATGTTTAGGTTTTGTTTACAACTAAGCGTTTTGTAACTTATTACCCCACACATCGTTAAACTGTTTTTGAGTTATTTCTTCAAAAGAGTTCCTAAAATCATCTGTAACATTCTTGTGAGTGTAGACTTCGCTACAGGTTTCTTTATTCCATACCCATCTACCAAATCTTGCAACATTGCCAAAAACTTCACAAATTACATCAGACTTATCTTTATGTCTATAATACTTTACCATATCATTTAATATTACCAGCACATTCCATCCATTGATGTACTGCTCTGTATTACCTCGCATCTATCTTTTGATTTCCAAGCCCAAGACTTCATCCTTAACGTCATCATCTCGTGCATCTCATCTATCCTATCTTCTGGAATAACATCTGCCAACTCGTGTATCTTATTTCTATCTAATTCATCAAGCTTTCTATCTATTCTTTCATTTATTCTCCTAACCCTTTCGGAGTTTTTGTTTTCTATTCTTTCTCTTTCTCTTTTCTTATCATCAAAGAATAAGTCATAAACATTTCTAAACCTAACAAAGCTCTCGTAGTAAATGTCTATCTTTCTTAATGCGTGAAATATAGATGACCTATTCCTTTTTACTCCCATATCTTCAAACCATTCGGAAATCATTCTGTCATTCATTCCGTTTATATCACACATTACCTTATAGAACAATGCTCTAAAGTATGCTTGTTCTTGATGCCTTGATGTGCTTGTTAAATCTAATCCTGTTATTTGTACAAATTTATCAGCTAATTGTTTAGCTGCTTCTATATTGTATGTTCTAAGTTTTGCCATTGTTATCTCTGTTTTGTATTTTTTCGTATTCTTTCCATATTTTAATATAAGCCTCTGTAAGCGACAATACCTCTGGATATGTATGCTTCCTATGTCCTAGCTCTATTGACACTCTCCAGCTACCTTCAAAT